TTGAGGGCAAAGAAAACTAAACAATGCACGACATGTCATAATAGAGAAAATGCCCAAAATAATAAAAAACATGGCATGCATAAAACGCAACTATATAAAGTTTGGTGCGCAATGATTCACAGATGTGATAATCCTAAAGCAATGTTTTATAACCGATATGGCGGTAGAGGTATTAAAGTATGCGATAGATGGAGAAAGTTTGAAAACTTTTATGCAGATATGGGAGACCGACCTGAAGGAATGACATTGGATCGCATTGATAACAATGGAAACTATGAACCCTCTAATTGTAGATGGATCTCCCATAAAGAAAATTGTAATAATCGTGGATATTAATTACATAGCCTTACGAGCAGCATACATTTCCTTACGCAATTGTTCTTTTAATTCATCAGTCATACCATTAGCAAATGCATTAGCTTTCGATAATGGGCTATCGCCTTGTGTTGGATTTACCGACGTTAATGGCCTTGGCTTTTGAGCATTAGCTATCGTTCTCGCGCGATCATTATCTCTCGATACGACATCTTTATGTATGCCGAAGTTCTTGATCACTGAATATGCTGCTGCGGCTTTAGAGAAGATATCTGGTGTATCTCTGAGTGTTTTAGCAATCTCTGGAAAGCGTTCGTTGAGAATCTCTACGTTTTCTTTCGATACTACTTTCTCAAAGTCTGGATATTGAGTTCTGATTCTTGCTTCTACTGCAACTTCTTCTGACTGAGCTTGATAGCGCTTTAATTGCTGCTCCATTGCTTTAAGCTTTGCTGTTACTTTTTTAACATGCTTGCCTTCAACTAATGCATCAGCATCAATATCAATATCATAATCTTCTTGCGGTAACTCTTCCTGCTTTGGCTGCTGTTGCATCGATTGCATACGCTGTTGCATTTCAAGCATTTGAGAGAGTATTGCATCACGTTCTCGCTCTGCGCGTTCTTTTGCATCACGCACTGCACGGAATGATTCTTGTGGCGTAGGTTTACGGTCTTCGCGAGATTGCTCTTGAACAGTAGGCTTTGCTTCTTGAACTTCTTCAGCATCTTGCTCTTCATAATCCTGCGATGCCATCTCTTGTTGAACTTCTTGTGGCAATTCATCAGGAACTGCACCAAATGGATTAGCTTGCTGTTGTTGCGCTTGAGATTCTTGCCAAGGATCTGGTGCTGCTTTAGCAATTGCTGGCGTTTCATCTAATGGTGGCATTGCAATATCGCCGCCGCCTTCTGATCCATAATAGCCTTTTTTATTGATTGCTTTTCCCATTGCCATATTACATACCTTTTTCTAATGCAGAGCCTGCAAAATGAGACTCGCCGTTTAATTTCTTAGCTTTATTAAATAACGTTCCATCATAGTAGTCGAGTACAAACTTGAGCAGTCCTCGTTCTTCGGGAACAATCTTATCTTTATTCTCCCTAAAGATCTCACAGGTTTCTTGATCAGGAACTACCCACAGAAACTCTACATCCTCTTTCTCAGCATTGTATTTAAACACCGTCTGATCAAAATGAGGAGTTGGACACGCGAGTGTAGGAACAAAATAATTACGCAGCACATTCTCAAGAAGCTTTTCCTTCTTTAAAAGAGCTGCTATGAAGAAATCCCCGTCCATGGCAGGACGATTCTTACATGCATCATGTCCATCTATGTTTGAGCAATCAAGTTTCTTCTGTGCGTGTTTAACACACCAAATGAGATTATCCAAATATTCTTGCTGCGTGGCGCGTTGTATTTCTATTGGATCGAGTGTATCGGGAGTTTTTGTTTGTAATTCGGAGGCGATTGCTCCTAGAGTTTTCTTTTTTGCCATATTACTCCGTGCTAATGCGTACTTTGGAGTTCAGACTACTGAAATTTGCTGAAAAAGCAAAGGACGGGGGCACCTAGAGGTATTAAGCGCCCCCAAGGAGAAGAGTCACTTCTTTCTTTTGATCTTTCTTGCTTCAGAAAGAGCAATTGCAAGAGCTTGCTTAGGATTTTTCACCATCGGACCCTTTTTTGAGCCTGAATGGAGTTCGTGTTCTTTGAATTCATGCATAACTTTTTTAATCTTTGCATGTTTTTTGTGAGCCATTTCACATTTTGAGCAACTTTTCATTATTTTCCTTCACGTTTTTCGTGATTCAACTTTAATTGAGGATACTTTTTGTATACAGCAGCGCGTATGCCGCTCGGATTAGGAGCATAATGAGCTCTTGCCAACGCATTGCGAGCCCGAGCAAGTGTATTAATTGGAAAGGAAAACTTTGATGCACCGCCAGATTTGCCAGCAAACGATTTAGGCGCGACGGTTTTATATTTGCCTGCGGAGGATGAGCCTTTTTTTTCGCGCATCTTTTCTTCAACGCCGCGTGAGACTTTGACGCCTTTAGCGACCGTGACTTTTTTTTCTTTAGCCATGGAATCTCCATAAAACAGGGCAAGGAAAGCGCAATGGAACATCGCTTCCTCACCCCGTAACTTAACGAACTCGAGACGTATCATCAAAGAGAAGTCTGCGATCGATTCTTTTTTGTCGCGCAGTTTTCTTCTCTAAGTAATTTGCCGGTGTGCCGAGAATATTGAATGCTATCTTAGTAGCTTTCTTATTAGGTCTTGGCGCAACTGGCATATTAGTACTTCCCACGTTGCATATGGCGTTTCATTTGACGCTCATCCATATCTTCTTGTTTGTCGATACCGCGGATGGTGTCATCTAAACCATAGTCTGTATAATGATCAGCTTTAGGCCAGTCATGATATTTAACTTGTTGTGGTAAATTCGCAGTTGCTGAATGATCTTCTTGGATCATGCCGGCATCTTTCATCTCTTGATGACGACGCGGATCCATGCCGTATTTTCGTGCCATAATGGCTCCTTCGTAGAAACTACAGTCCATCTTTCGATGCTGCAAGGTTTTCCCTCTAACTACGCAGATACATTCTGCGCCGGGGTGATATTCTGTTGCGGTTGCTCAAATCCCTGAGGCTGAGCAGCAGGAGTTTGTTCTATCTCATCCTTAACATTTGCTTCGCGTTGCTCTGCTTTTAGAACATTGCTCAGCGTTATAATCTTGCTCAGATGATCGAGATCAACTCCTTCTATTTCTTTTAGCGCTTTCACAAAATTGAGTAAAGCAATTTCGTTATCTTTCTCAGCTTGTGCTCTACGTTCCACAGCAAGTGCTTCATTTTCATGTACTCTGCTCGCACGCTCTAAGAATAAGCCTCGATCTGCATCTGCTCGAGCATGAGCCAGATTAGTTCTTGCTTCCTGCTCTTGCATAGCGGACTGCATCTGCATTTGCTGAGCTTGTGCTTGTTGCTGTTCGACTTTCTGCGCATTTTCAATGATAACCTTCTTGCCTTGAATTGTTGCTGCTTCCATAAGGTCCGCAGTAGTAATAGGTACTCCAGCTTCACGCAGTTGTAACATTTGAGCAAATTGCATCTGACGCTGCGTAGAAGTATTCAGGCCTTCCTCAACAACCGCATCATATTTACCAAATGCCTTATTGTAGAATTGTTGCGAAGGCTCTGCTTCCAAAATCTTTTTGATCTTACCAGGAGTGAAATTAGCCTGGATAATATCAATGAACATCTTTCCTAAAAGCTTCTGAGTTCTATCAAGGTTATCGAATAACACTTGTAGCGTAGTAAGCCCTGCACCTTGACGGAGCATGGAGAGTATTCCTGCTTTATCATCTATCGCTGAACCGAGGAGCTCTTCATTCACGCCGGATATTTCTGAGACTTCTTTGGCAAGGAGTTCTGAAAGTTGAACCATTGAAGGATCGATGCCGGGAGAAGGTATCTTCTGAACGTCAGTCATCTGCGCTTCATCTTTAAGCGCTAATCCTCTACCCTGGCCAGATAAGAAGATATCTTTGGGGTTAACAAGAGCATTTTCTTTATATATCCACCCTGAATTAATCTGTGACTCAAGTATATCAAGCTCAATAATACGCCGACGGTTATATAAGTATTGCGCATCTCTTAATCCTCTAACTACGCCCTGTATGCGATACGGATAGTACGGCATCTGGGGATTATAATAAGCCAATGTTGGCACGAATGGATATTGATCAATTCCTAAAGGCTGAACGCCATGATACATCACTTTGCCTTGTACCACGATAGCTAACTTAACCGTAGGAACTTCTTGATCTATAACCGTAATAGTAGGATAAGTCTGCAAGAATACACGCAATGCTTCGTCATCATCAGATTTCCATTCCATAGTCTCGCCAGATTCAGTATCAACTAACATCTTTTGAGTTCTATAATCACGATAGTAATATTCATCATAGGTTAAGAGATTCTTGTTCCCATACGAATATTGCTCTGGGGTGAATTGGAATTTACCGTCACGTGAG